TAGGTTGTCAATGTCAATCATCGAGGATATCGAAGATATCCTACGTGTCTGACTCTATCTCATGAGAGGGATTCCGAATCCGACACGGGCATGACTTGCGCAATTCATGCGCTGAGCGTGCTATGCGCAAGCGCATAGGGGGGTACCCCCGGGTTTCAGATTTTGCCCTCTACCGTAATGGAGTCCCCCAAATTTAAAAAATATTAAAATATAAATATCGACCCCAGACACAGACCCATTGACACCCCTCATACTTTGCATGTATTCTATTTCTGAAAAAAATATATACTTGAAAAATATTTCTAGGCTGGGGATATTGTGTACTACGAAGAGTTTTCTGACATAGAGGGTATTGAGCATAGGTTCAAGATTGAACGTGAGAAGCACCAACTAGCTAGAAGCTGCTCACGAGAACATGGGTTTAATTATGGTTCTTTCGACTGTGTTAGTATTACTCAGCGCTATTTTGCGGTGCAACGCTTCATGCTTCATTTTATTGGCCAAGATTTCCTATGAATCATACGTACAGTCTATGGGATAATGAGCATTTGGATGACCTTCGTATTGGGTATCCTGCGCCCCGACCTACTCATATCACAGAGATCTTCTTGGCCACTCAGTGTGTTGTACATAAAACAAAAACTATCTGTGATTTGGATAGCGACAATGATCCTATTGTGGTTCTACATCATCCAACAATATATTACGGACAGACATGGCTACAATGCACCCGCTGTGATTATTGTTACCGGAAATTTTTTCAAAGTGCTTTCGGAATAGCCTTAGATGATGGGTTAATTGCGTTAACCTGCCCTCAGTGTTGGTATGTATGGACTGTTTACGAACAAGTAAATTAGGAGATGTATGGAACTTAATGAAATTAAGGTTGATACTCAGCCGTCGATGATTCTGCCTTGGCGTGAGACTATTCTCATGCCGATTGGAGACATACAGTATGGCGCGGAAGGTTCTAATATTGATGCCCTAAAGAAATACCTTGCTTGGGGTATGGCACATGATGCTTACTTTATAGGCATGGGTGATTATGTGGATGTGGCTTCTCCCAGCAACCGTGAGTCGTGGAAGGGTACGAAGAAGTACGATTCTTTCAAGGCTATGGTTGGCGATGCAGCGTGGGAACACATGGAAAAGGTATCCTCTATATTCAAGGGGACTGAGAACAGATGGATTGGACTTCACCACGGACATCACTACTGGGAATTTGAAGAAGGAACGACAGATACTATATTAGCGGAGCGTTTGAATGCGCCATTCCTGGGTACGTGTGCCATAACCCAGTTAAAGTTCCGACAGCCCTCTGGCAAGCAGGCTGTTACGTGCCAGATATGGTCTCATCATGGTGAGGGTTCTGGAGCTACGATGGCTTCCCCGCTTAGTAAGCTGGAACGTCAGATGGGGAGTTACCCTACTGTTGATATATTTTTGATAGCTCACTACTCACGTATGTTGGGGTATACAAAGGATTCGTTAGTACCTATGTACGGTAATAACCCTAGGCTTTTAGCTAAACCCCGTGTATTGGCCGCGTGTGGTGGTTTCATGTCGGGGTATACCGTAGGAAGCAAGCAAGGTGGCCGCCCCCAAGGGGGGTACGTAGAGCAAGGAATGATGCCTCCAACCAACTTAGGCGCTCCGATCATCTTCATGTCTCCTGTCCATACTGCTTATGTAGACCGCGTTAAGCTAGGTATATTTACGGGGGAACTCTAGAACTACTCCTTACTCAACTTGACATAACGCACATCCGTAGTGTATCCTTGTCTTTAGCCTGCGTGGATTGTCTATGGTTTGTTATTGTCGCATTTGGAGTAAATGGTAACATTCATCTATGAGAGATTTGTGTTTTTCTTGTCATTTCGGGAACCAAATTATTTCAGGAAAAGGTTCATCTTATCTCCAATGCCAGAAACATTTTGTAGACCAAAAGTATCCTAAATATCCTGTTCTCCCCGTGACTACCTGTTCAGGATACGCTCTAAAAGGTTGTGAATGACGACATTAACTAAGGAAACAATCTCTGAAGTAGCGGACGCTATACGTGCTCGCACCGACTTCATATCTTTCCTGAAGTTAGTACGCATACAGGAACCACCCGATCCTCAGAAAATAGATAGCGGCGGCGTTATTCCTTTTGAGTTGTGGCCTCACCTGTTATCCTTTGCGGAGACGCTGAAGACAGAAAAACTTATCAGTGTACTGAAGGCTCGCCAGGTAGGTGCTACATGGACTGTATCTGCGTATGTGTGCTGGCTATTGAACACACGCCCCGGATCTGACTGGCTCCTGCTCAGTCGTTCTGAGATTGACGCAGGTGACTTCCTGGGTAAGCTGAAAACCATACAGTCACTCCTTCCTCCTTCCGTATCTCAAAGGATCGAGAAGAATACGTCACTTAGCCTTACCCTCGTTAATGGTTCCAGAGTAACTGCGATGGCTTCTACGGAAGATGCGGGTCGTGGACATACTTATTCAGGTATAGCTCAGGACGAAGCGGACTTTCACCCTTATTTGGAACGGAACTACCTAGCCGTTAAGCCTACTATTGATGCGGGTGGTCAACTGATTCAGCTTTCCACCGTTAACAAAAGACAGATGCTTAGTTTGTTTAAGCAATTGTATCGTGGGTCACCTGATAATGGATGGTCTAAGGTGTTCCTCCCTTATTCTGCGCGACCAGGGAGAGATGAAGAATGGTACGAGCGCACAAAACGGAGTGCTCCGAGTACACAGGAACTCAGCCCTGAACTATATATGGAACAAGAGTACCCCTCAAATGAGGAGGAGGCTCTATCACCATCTCGTGCTTTGGGGTACTTTGATGGTGATGTTATACGCGATATGTTACAGAATGAATGTCGCGACCCAAGGGATATACAGTTAGGGATTACTTCTATATGGCAGAAGCCCGTAATTTCGGGACGTTATGTTATGGGAGTGGATACTGCGTGGGGTATGACGGGAAGTTATAGCTGTGCTTCCATATTGGACTGGGCTACTGGGACACAGGTCGCGGAGATGCATGGAAGACCGCATCCTGACGAGGCAGCACGGGAGATTATGAGGCTACACCTAGCCTATAATCATGCCTATATGGGGCTTGAGATAGCGGGGGAGGGTCAGGAACGAGACGGCGAAAGCGTGGTAGTCGTCAATAAGGTTCTTCCTTTACTGGCTGAATGTGGGTGCCGTAATAAGTTATTCTACGCTGACCACACCTCCAGTAAACCTGAGAAACCGGGGTGGCAAACTGATGGTAAGACTCGCCCAGTCATGTTAGGAGAACTGGCTGAGGCTGTACGTAATAGGGAAATCGTCATACGTTCCGCGGCTGGCGTGAGTGAGTTGATGAGTTTCGTCCGAAATGAGAAAGGTCGTCCACAGCACGTAGAAGGCGCATATGACGATAGGGTAATGTCTTATGCGATAGCTTGGCAGATGCGTAAGTATGCTAGGTTTTCTTCTATGCGTTCAGGAAGATCCTCTACGGTACCACTATTGCGGGAATTCTAGGAGAACCTAATTGGCTATTTTTGATCCAACTGAAAAACCTGACGAGAATTTATGGGATAGGCAATCAGAATATCTAGCAGAGATATGGCATGATCCGCTTGCATCAATGGCAGTTGCGGACTCTATGTATTTCCAGACAAATAATATCTGGGCTGAGTGGGAAGCGATGGCTCCTGGTAGGCGTAAGGGTCGCCGTCCCAACCTGCACTCAGGTCGCGCCCGTGCGCTGATAGACCAAGCCGTGAACGCTCATTTGCCTTTGACTCCTAGTTGGAGCCGTATACCTATACACGATACTAAGGATAGTAAGGTTAAAGCCGATAGGTTGGAAAACGGATTCCGTATTGTATTTAATGATGCTATGGCACAATCCCATATTGTGACTGCGCGGGTTAACGGGAAACAGTTAGTCCTACACAATTACACTCAGCTTGGCATATTCTTAGATGAGGGTAATTTGAGAAAGCCAGTTAAGAAGACTGGTGAGAGGGCTGAGGATTTTGAGCAGAGAGAATGGGAATGGTCTAGTAAGCATAATACATATAACCCCTTGAAACTTGTGGTGCCAGATCCAGGGGAAGTTCTGATGAACCCCTTTGATAAGCATCCAGATATTGCTATTCGGAAGCGGAAGATGAAGGCATTTGAGTTAACGGACTTTACTATGGCGCGTGGCGAGAGAGCTAGTAATGATACACGCGGTAGCTTCCGTGGTGCATTCTCGAAAGTATTTAGTATGGGGGCTAAGGATGCGTATGAGGATATTGAGGTGGAGGAGTGGTGGAGTTCTAGGTGGTATGGACTGCGAACAATGGAGGGGGAAGTTTTAATTATGGAGCCTAACTTGAGGGGGGTACAACCCTTCTCTCAGTGCTGGGCTGGTAGTCCAATAATGCCTGCTGGCTCCGAATGGAACTTAAATTGGTGGGTACAACAGAGTTTGATGTTCCAAGAGAAAGATACTCTAATCATGCTCGACCAGGCCAATATTGCACACCATCAACTGCTACAACGATCTGCATGGGCACGTAGGGGAACGTCAGGAGACCCCGCAGAAGTAGCATCTCAGGATGATGATGATTGGTTGTCTGGAGAGAAAAGCGATGTTTGGTTAGAGGACACCCCTAGTCTTCCGGGTCAGTCATTCCAGCATAAGGCTGAGCTTATGGATTCCGTTGAGAGGAATACATACTCAGCCATGAACTCTGGGTTCCGACAAGGCGGGGTTGATACCGCAACTGGTATAATGATTCTTTCTGAAGCTGGGCATAGACTCTTTGCGGACGTTAAACTGCAAATGAATGGACTGTTTTCCTCTACTGGTTCTAATGCGCTTCGTCTTCTATGGAAGGTTGCGAAGGAATACGGCCCTGAGTTTGCGTCGATAGATAGAGGGGAACATACTCTTAAGATAGCTGATATGGAAAATAGATTCCATATTGAGGCTAAGTTCAACCAAATTGATGCTGTCGTTGCGCTTCAGGAGCGCGCTGATGCTCGTATAGACTTAGAGGCAGGGCGTATTGACGAGGATACATTCTTCCGCATAGCACGATATGAAGACGTAGAGGGTATCAGGCGGCGCAGGTTTGGGGATATGGTTGATAAAGACCCCGACATTATCGAACAGGGAGTTATAGCTGCTATGAGAGCCAAGGGCTTTAGCCAGGTAGCTGATAGACGGCAATCTGAATTAGACAAGCGTGAGATACAGCGGCTTCTCGTGGATGCTAGTGGTGCCCCGCTTGCTGGTTCAAATGGCCAGAATATAATGGCCCCCGAAGTACCTATCGAACAAAATATAATGCCACCAGGAGTGCCCAATGCCGAACCAGAACCCATTTTTTGAAACAGCCACTATTATAGGGGAAGAACTCTACGAGACTAAGAGGAAGGGCGAGAATATATTCACCGTAGAGTTTGGTATGCAGGAAGCATCACGAGCGCAGTGGCGTGATGCAGTTAAGTCTGATCCGTTCTTTGAAAAACAGGAATGGAAGCGTATGGGTTCCAAGGGATTCCTTAAGGCAATCATGAAGAATACAGGGGGTAAGTAGATATGACTATGAAAGACAGCGCAAAATTCAAATTAGCTGCCTCTGCTCTTGAAGAAGTAACGGCCTATTATGATATAAAAGGCTACAAGTTCAAGGAGGCTCCGAGCGCCAGGCTTACCCCCGATTCCATGGTGGTAACTCATCCTAGCTTATTGTCTGAAAGGGTAACCGCAGATGAACTAATGGCTATTGCATTAAGTCACTATACTGAAGAGGGGAAGAGGTTTATTCTGGACGGGGCTATACTCAATTTTGAAGGCGATATTCCGAAAAAATACTTCAATGGATCGGGTGACTATAATGTTAATGGAAAATATACTTACCTTGTTGCGTTAGCAGAGGCAAAAGAATATTTCATTAACAAAGGTAAGATCGTTGAGGTGCCAGAGCTTTGGTCACGTGAGCTCAACCCAGATGCGGCGAATATAAGTGTTTTCGAGCTCCCATCTGGAGAATCCTTTTTAGACGCAGATAATGTACGGTTAGAAAATATTTCAGATGAAGATTTAGTACACGGAATGCATGCTGATAAAAAGTACGAGGCAGAGAGGGCAGGTGAAGCCGGAGTTGAACAAGAGTTCAATTCCCTAGCAGGTAGTTCCGCAGGAACCACCACTGAGGGTCAAAGCGACCCTTACTTTAATCCGTCAGCAGGTACAGATGGAGAATGGGAAGTAAGGTATCCCAATGGTAGTACAGGCCCATTAAGGCACGCTAATGACCCATTGTTGGTTCAATTATGGAATGAACTTCAACAATACAATCTTCCTCATTACGGGCTATCTAATGAAGAGATTGCGTCTCAGGCGCGTGAAATGGTATTAGCCGCTAAAGAGAAGATAGCTACTCAGAATGCGGCTGGACTGGTTCCTGAAACTTGGGAAGAGGAAATATTCCACACATACCAAAACTATGGAGCGGAGAAAGCACTGGAACTAGATAAGATAAGGGACTCTATAAATACACCGCGCGGGTTAACTCCCGCAGAGGCCATGACGTTTATAGGTGACTTAGCTATTAACCCAGACGAAGCTGCAAGATGGGTGAAGTTTTTAACAAAAGACCTATCCATGCATAACCCCGAGAAAGCCGAAGATCTGAGAAAAGAATCTGCAAAATTGAATGATTTTGTTGCCACACCCACAGAGACACAAGAGTTTGGGCAGTGGGATGACGTAGGAGGTGGGGGCGGGTTCGTCAGAGAAGACAATTCAGGGGTTGGATACCCTGGGAACTCTTTCATGCAGCAGCCAGGCATGATTCCCTCCGCAACTGCCATGAATTTCTTTAGGGGGATGGAACCTGACGATAAGTTCCCAAGGCCCTACGGTAGTTCCACACCAGAAGAAGCTGAGCGGAAACGCATACTATACAATGAGGCATACAAGGATGCCGTAAGAGCTAGTGGGGGGTTGGATCTATTTTTGGCATTACCTGAAGACAGCCAAAGAAAAGCCGTGGAGATCGCCATGGAACGGAACCAATCTAGAGCATTGTTGCCTAGGCAGCTAACCCCGCAATCTAACACTATAGATTCGACAGCCCTGCTGGGGAGCTCTGCTAATTCTCGGGATCCGATGGCACCGAGGACAATGAGGACGAAAGATGAAGAAGGGATGTTAAAACATTACCTTTCCCAGGTGGATGAAGCTGCTAAGCGGGGGATAGGGATTCCTCCTGCCGTCCTTGAAAATATCAAAAAGTTAAAGAGTATGACTCCATATCAGGTGCCACAAGCTTCGGGTTCAGGACTGACAGGTATTCCCAATGAAACAAACATTCTAACTGGGACTGATAATGCGCTGAATGCTATGCAAAATCCGTTTGGCTTGGACACCCCCATGAGGTTCCAAGGGAACGAGGCGATGTTTGAGACTAACTTACATGGGACAAATAGGGAGACTGATTCTGCTCAACTTCCTCAGATATTACAGAGAGCCTGGACTAGGAAGCAAATTAACAAGCACGCCAGTAGACCAGTGCCTACAAAGAGGTTTGCATAAATGAACCAATGGGAAAAGAATAAATTCCAAATACCAGTTAAGTCGGCAGCTCAGCTAGCCTTTCTCAAAAGCATGGAAGGTAAACGAAATGAAGCTACTGAAGAAATAGAATCACGCCCAGGAGCGCTTTCTTCTACGGGGCAATGGAACCCGGGTGTAGTTACAGCGCAAGAAGCATTTTTTGCTAGAACAATGAACCCGACTGAGCAATCACAACCAACTTTTTTCCAGGAGGGAGGAACGAGGGACGTAGTAGGGAACCTGTGGGAGGCTGCCAATCGTGACCTGATTACGGAAGAAATGGTATCCAAATTACCATCGGCTATCCAACCTTTTATTAGAATCGGAGCAGACCTTACAGACCCGATAAGTATGGGGATTATTATAGCATCGGTGGTAGCTGCCCCTATTGGGCAGGCATTACTTCTGAGGGCTGCTTCGCGAGCCGCGGCTTCAGGATCTATTAAGTTAGCAAAGATATTGCGTTTGTCGTCTGATTTTGTTGCACCTCTTTCTAAAGGCTCCGCCGCCAGCAGAACTGCGGTGGAGGCAGGCGCTGCTTATGGAGCCAATGCTGCCATATACGGAGCTGGGGAGCACGTACAGGACTTGCCAACGCCAGTACGTATAGGAGCGAGCCTTGTTGCTGGGCTAGCTGGGGCAGGAGCAGGAATAGGTATCAGTGCGGGAATAAGAAGTTCACTCGGACTCGGCATTAAATCTACTAGAAATAAAAAGCCGTGGGAAATGACAAGGGATGAGTTCGTTGAGGAATATGAGGACATAGCACTGCGAACTACTATTGCGGAAAAAACACCAGACCGACAAATGTCCCCAGAAGAAATAAAGGAATTCAATGAGAAAGGCTGGGAGGCGTTCTCTAGAAGCCGTGGGTATAGCGAAAAGGAAATTGAAGACTTCCGACGTTTCACGGAATTGTCTACGGATAAAATGCCTGAAGAATATTCCAGTCCATATGATATGCACCGAGATCATATAGCAGCAGCATTAAGAAGAGGCGAGAAAATTCCCGACAATGTTATGGATGCGTACCCAGGGCTAGAGATGTTGAGGAAGGCCGAGCCTGTAAATGCTGAGCCTCCCCCCAATAAGCAGAGTGCATCTCCTGAGTCTATGGATTCTGAGTTATTAGAATCTATCATGAATGATCTTCGCACTCGTACAAGCAGATACGAGGACTTGACGGAGGCTGATCAAGCAATCATGCAGGATCATTATATAAGCATGAGAACTGACCAAGACTATAAAAATAAGTACGCCGCTAGTCATCCCGATGTAGAAGGACAGGAATCGCCAGAGGCTATTCTCTTCATAATACAGGAGTTTCACGGGGCTGATCTAGATGACCGATTACTTCGAGCTTCTCGTGAACAAGCAGGCGCTTCTAACGAGTCACCAGTAGACCAATCGGATATAAATGCAGAGCGGGAATCCCCTCAGCGTACCGATGAAGATATAAAGCTGGAAAAGGCATTCACCAATAAGATGCGATCGCCATGGAAGATGACAGCTAATGAATATGCGGAGCAAGTCAAGCTCGTGCCCAGGATAATGCGAGGTGAGATGCTTGGCCCGTCCGTCAAACAACATATGAAAAGGGTATCAAATTTAATAAGGGTTAACGCTGGCGTGGATGCAGGTGCTAAGAATGGGGAATCCGTCACCAACACAATTTTGGATCATTACAAAAGGAAGTATAAGCTGGGCGAAATAACCATCGAAAGGCACTCAAGTAATGGGATGAACCCAACGGAAACTGGCGGCGTAACCTTTGCACAGCTAGATACACGCTTCGATAGCGAAGGAACAATTACGTCCCAGATTCTGCACGTTAACACAGATTATGAGGATATGGGTTCATTCCCTATTATACTGCGACATGAAATAGAGCACGCCGTTGACGTAAGTCTAGGTAAGTTTGAGGGAAAGGAATACACAGCGGATCCGATTATACCAGGGGCAGGATATTACATTCATTACAATACTGAGGGGCATCACAGGAGATGGGAGTTGTTTGAATCCGGCTATGCGCATCGGGCGATGGTCAAGCAAGCAATCAAAGACGGGAGGGATGTGCCTCAGCACGTGCGTAATGAGTTTGATAATTTTAATGCTGAAGGTGGGGTTAATTATAACCGTACCGCTGATAATAGACCTCAGTCACCAGTCCCTGATCTTGCGGGGCAAGACCCGCCTACTCTAGGATTCCCTGAGAGCCCGCCACTTACAGGTTGGTTGCCACCAAAAAATCTATTAGAGGCCAAGAACCAGTTGAGGATCCTTGTTCCGCTACTAGATAACTCAATAAACAATAGGAAAACACTCACCCCTGGGAGTCTCAATGCGTCGAATAACGCAAGTGACATTAAGAAACTCACGGCATGGAAGTCCGCCTTAGATAATTATGTTGGAGCACAAAATGCTCAGGAAGCCACTCCTCCCGTTAGAGAAACCATACCCGAACCAGTTGCACCAGAGGCTCCAGTTGAGGCAGTCCGCTCCCCTGCCACAGTAGAGCCACCAGCCACCCCAGAGGTAATAGATAGACCAGAACCACCATCGACCCCAGAGGTAATAGATAGGCCAGAGCCACCAGTTGAGGCAGAGGTGCGAGCTACACCAAAGGCTGCTCTAAGCAGAATTAATGATCTCATTAATGATTATGGAACCGATGCTCCTATGGATATGAAATCTATTGAAGAATTTAGGGTCGTTCTTAAAGGACTAGATGGTGACGAATTTGACGTAGACATCATAGACGACTTGGATCAGTATCTTTTAGATATGGAAGTAAACATAAACGACACAGAATTGGCTAGCCCTGATATGAATGATAGCTACTGGAGCGAATTTAAGATCAGAGCACAAGCTCTTGCCTCTAACGATAGCATCACGCTATCTTCAAAAGGGGACAATAGTAGTGACCCACTTGCTTTTTTCAATAAGGAAGATCCCAACCTGGAAGACGACCTGAAGGATATAGTACAAGGCATAAAGACGGAGTTAGGTAACGAGCAACTTGAGGTAATAGGTAGGTATACCAAGATTGCTACGAGGATACTCAAACTTGAGGTAAGTCTTCAGGAGAAATCCGGGGCTCAATATCTAGACTTAGATAATCTATCAGCTAAGGATCTTAAGACCTTTGATGGATATACTGATGCGCAGATGAGACTCTTTGGTGATTGGGCATCCGTTAAAGTGGAAGCAAAAGGCTTGGGCGTGTCCGATGATGAGCTAAGCGAGATTATGTGGAATATTCGTATGGGTCACCCTTTCAAAACCGGCAAGCCCCTAACTATAGAATTTGCTACTCCATCAGATAATAGACTGGACGCAAGCCTTGGGGTAGGTAGGTACTACACTGCGCGCCTTATAGATCAGGATCCGAATATAAGTAGAGAACCTGAAATAGAAATACCTGATTCTTGGGAGGAATTACCTGGACTTGGTGAAGGCCCGATCACTTTTAACAATCCTCTTGTCCTTACGCAGGAACAAGCAGAGAACATGATTAAGAGGTTTAAGACTCAAAGAAATTTGGAAGGATCTCTAAGAGGTTCTGAGGAAATGACGAAGAACCTACGTGGGCTTAAGCACGATGGGATTGTTGTACCTGGATTAAAAGAAAATGACGAAGCATGGATAATTGTTGACCTTGATCCAGGTAAGCCCAAGGAAAATCCATTACTCTCCAGAACGGATAATGATAATATACGTGATCTAAGAAATGAGAATAGGTCTACGACATTAAGTTCTGTCGGGAAGTCTACTCACCGTATTATAGATTCACCAGTTATCAATCCCATCGGGGAAGTTCTGCCTGAGTATGAGGCAACGCTCAATAAGTTTATAGGGATGCTAAGGACGGGTATTAGGAAAGGACGACAGCAACTAAAGCAAGAAAGGGACGCAGAAGACAAGATACGTAGTGCAAAGATAGCTGAAATTACGGAACGTAATCGCAAAGCTGGCACATTTGACCAACTCCACAGAGAGGTACGAGCCGCACAGAGAGGGAAACGAGCAACCCCAGAGCTAAGTACACTGGAGAGGCTAACCACTCAAGAGACTAAAGTGCTCGTGAGGCAAGTATTTAACACACTAGGCACCAAAAGGGGAATGACAGCCGTTAACATACAGGAGGCCTTTTGGAATTTAACATACGGCATACTACCACAACCCGCAGAATTAAAGGTTATGGAAGAGGTCTTTGGTTCTGAATTCGCAAAGTCTATTCTTGACTTGCGGTCTGATAGACAGAAGTTGGGGGAGTTCATGATGGAGGTATGGAACTTACCAAGGGCTATGCTCGCAACCTTCGATGATAGCATGGTTCTTAGGCAGGGGTTATTTCTTATACCAGAAGGTAAGCCAGCTATTAGGGCATTTAGGGCGCATATAAAGGCTATAAAAAAGGCTGGAAGCGACGAGGTTAATGCTGCGATTAAGGAGCATGAGTGGTATGCGGATTCCGTAGAAAATGGGGTAGAGTATACAGGCTTGAGTTTGTCTGGCGGACTGTCAGGTCGTGAGGAAATGTACATGGGTGCCAGTGTGCTATCTCACCTCACAAGGATGAAGCCAAGCAATGATACCTTACGTAATGTTATAAACCCTTTACAGAAACTAATAACCCCTCTTGCAAAAGGGATGGAAATATCTGAACGAGTGGCATCCGCATATCTCAATAAGCTACGGCTTGAGTCATATGCAGCTCAAGCAAGGGAACTTACGCGTATCCATGCTAGCGCTGACGCGTTCAAAGACCTAGCCACTAATGTCAACATATTGTCTGGGAGGGCTAACTTGGGGAGAGCTCAAAGCATAGCTCCTCTACTCAACAATATATTCTTCTCAGCGAGGAATAACGTGGCGCGAGCACAAGCTCCATTCATGATATTAAAACAGATTCCAAAGCTGGATACCGCTGAAGGGCGACAGCTTGCGAAGATGTTGGCACGTGACGTATATGGTATGTGGGCAGGGATTGCGGGAATGATAGGGCTAGCCGCGGCTTCAGGCATGGCAGTAGTTGAGCTAAACCCAAAATCCTCTGATTTCGGCAAGCTGCAAGTAGGGACAACCCGTATAGACCCTTGGGGTGGTCATCAGCAGATGGCTGTTCTAATTGCAAGAATAATATCTGGGGAGCGTAAGGCTACAACAACAGGGCAAATGACCCCTGCTAGGGAAGTTGACACTCTTATGAGGTTTATAGAATCTAAGTTCCACCCTGCGCTAGGAATGGCTCTATCCGTTAAGCAGGGGACAACATACATTGGGGATGACCTAACCCTTCAAGAGTTCGCACGTGGGTGGTTGCCACTATTTGCACAAGACTTGAATGACATAGTGGAACATACAACAGGATTAGAGACAGCCGCAATCGGAACTGCCGCGTTCTTTGGAGTGTCTGCATATAATATCCCAGGTATCCCTGGGGTTATGCGCCAAGAGATGGACAAGTTCACACAGGAATATAATGAATTGCCATCTGACACACTAGAACTAAAGAGAGGACAGCTTTCCCGTCAGCAATACAGGAAGAGGAATCCAACTGCTGAGGCTGCCTTATTTATATCAGGTCAGGTTGTAAGCCTAAGTAGCGTTGCGGCGATTAGAGAGACTAGGCGTATGGTACTTGAGGCAGGGGTAAGTATTGATAACATACGTGGAGTATCAATGCGAAAGGAGCGGCATGAAGAAGCATTAGCCGTAGGCAAGCGACTGACACGCACAAACGTAGACAGGCTTATCCTCATGATGAATCGCGAAGCTCAACAAATAACAGCAAATAGAGACACAGTACAGGACGCAGCTTGACATAATGTAGATATCAAGCGTATACTGGGGCTTACTACGTTCCAGGTTTTTACCCTGGAACCTATAAGGAGATAGATGACACAATTGAATGAAGCCACGAACATTGAGGGTCAACCAGAGGCTCCCGATACTACGGAAGTCCTGTCCTCCCCCCAATCAGCAGAGGTGGATTACAAGGCCGAGTACGAAAAACTAACTGAATCTAATGGCAAGCTAGAGCAAGAGTATAAGACCCTAAGGGGTCGCCAGCAGGTCAAGGTGAATGGCCCCGATGTCGTGTCTCAGTTAGACGAAGTTAAAACTGAGATGCGCCGTATGCGTAGAGAACAGAGAAGGGAATCTCTGGAAAATTCATACGGAGACGAGGACGCTAAGCAGGCAAGTTTAACGGAGTTGGACAATGAGGAACGTGATGACCAGCAGTTGACTGTTACGGTACGACACGCAAAGCGATTAGCTATGCGCCTCGGTACCAAGATAGATCGAGCTGGTATACCTTCTGATAATCCAACCGTTCAAGCAGCCGTGCAGAAGTGGGGAGAGGCTAAAACACCCGATGAGTACGATGCCATTTTTGATGAATTAGATGACTATATAGAAGACACTCGCATGGCTTCAATAGAGGCAACTCGGCAAGAACAAAATAGAGCCTCGGAAACACTCTCTGTTGGAGCAACGGCGGGGGTAGCTTCAAGCGTAAGTCCTGACTGGGTAAAGGTAAGGGACGCTTACATAGCTGACCCTACCGACCCTAAGATACAGAAAGCCTATTACACAATGCGTCAAGCACGGGGCTTGTAACGCTAACATAAGGAGATAAGATGGCAACCACTAATAATAGTGTACTGGCTGATACGATACCTACCGTTATCGAAGAAGCTCGTTATACGGAACAGTTTAAAGAAGTTCTCAGTAAGCTCGCATGGCGTATAACTAAGGCTAAGGGAGACGGGTCTACTGTTAACCTGCCTTATTTCGGTACAGTCAGTGCCAATAACCTGACTGATGGGATTGATATGGTTAACCCACAGTCCATGTCTGATACCAATGTGGTAATTACTCCTGGTGAGGTTGGAGCACAGATACTCCTGAGTTGGAAGTTGGCACGAGATAATCAAGAAGATGTTATTCGTGCCGCAGGTAGAATTCTCGGTGAAGCAATGGTTGTTAAGCGAGAATCTGATCTTGCGGGACAGCTTGACGATAGCTCTCATACCCCCATGGGCGGTGGTGGAACCCTAACCCTTGGAATGATTGCAGCTTCATGGGCAACACTCTCAGGGAACCCTCTCTCTTCTGGTGGCCCTGCCCCAAAACCCTACGTTATGGTACATCACCCGTTCACTCTGTTGGACTTGGTGGATATATTCACTCCGAACACTCCTGCCACAGCGCTGACTTCTGCGGGCATGGGTGACGATGTTCTCAAGAACTACCAGATTGGGAAAATCTTCGGGATGGACGTATATGAGTCCGGGAATATTTCTATAGACTCATCTTCGAATGTTGCTAAAGGAGGAGTCTTCGCTTCTGGTCGTGGTGGAGCATTGGTGCTTGCTACATCTAAGGAATGGGATATTCTCCCAGATGATGACCCCTCTCGAAGAGCGACTGAACTGAACGTAGTTGGTGAGTATGGTGTTGGCGAGTACCTCGCAAGCTGGATAGTGGAACTCAACAACGACGCTTCCACACCTTCCTAATAGATTTAAGAAAGTATAAAAGGAGAAAATAATGTCATTCTCAAGTCATGTTGAACTGGATTATGGAGCTGAGAAAAAGACTAGCACTGCTAGTATAGCGAACCTAGCTCTCGGCACTCGTGGAATAACCCCTGACGGAAGGGTGTTCCGATATATAGAAGCGGGCGCTGTCACTATTGCAGCTGGAGCTGTGGTGCAGGCTGCGGCAGGTACTGCGGCTCACGACCAAGACCTGACTGTAGATGCTGCTGCTGCTGGCGCTACATCTGTAACTATATCTACATCTGGTACTTATACAGTAGATCAGTACAAAGATGGGTATATGCACATTAACTCCGGGACAGGAGCAGGTGAGTTATATAGAATTAAATCTAACACTGCTGTTTCTGGTGCAGTAGGTATGGTATTGACGCTTGATGAAGTAGATGGTTTAGTAACTGCTCTAACGGCAGGTGCTGGTAACTGTGAGGTAGGATTGTCGACGAACCCCTATAAGGATGTAATAATATCCCCAACCACAGTAAGCAATGTAGCTGTAGGTGTAGCACCTGCTCCGCTAACAGCTGACTACTATGGGTGGGTACAGACTTGGGGGCCGGCATCGGTCTTGGCTAATGTTGCTGGTGTCGTTGGGCAGCAGGTTCGGGTAGCTGGGGCAGTTACCGCTGGCGGAACTGAAGATATGGACTTTGATGGCACCCATGAGAATGAGCAACTTATTGGAGTCCAAATGCTTATTGCACCTGCGGCCGCTGACTATGCTCTTATTTTCTTGCAAATATCACCGTAGTAGAATACAGGAGATAGATGACTATATCACCTATAACTCAGCAAGACATATCATCAGGCGGTAGCTGGGGAGGCCCGCGGAAGCAACGGTACTACACACCTGACGGCAGTGAGGTTCACGCCATACCTGCCACTAGGGAGTATGTTATCAGAGATGAAGCGGGCAAGGTGATAAGACAGGGGGAGAGAGATGCTAACCTTGATAAGGGGTGGTCTTTCTCTCCCCCTACAGTCCTTCAAGTGTACTGTCCTGGCTGTGGTAAATACCACGATGATGCCAAGAAGGTATCAGGATGTGTCACAAAAAGCGCTAAGGCTGCTAAGCAGTGGGAGTCCAAGGCTCAAAAGCAATATGAAGCACAACATGGTAAACCGGTCGAAACAAATAACACAGCAGCTCTGTCCGCTCAGGTCGAAGCGTTAACTGCCCTGGTCGCACAGTTGCTAGAGGAGAAGAATGGGTAAATGGTTCAATCATTTTTTAATGGGCACCAACTTCCATATGAAGAAAGCACTTGTCGCAAGCACAGCGGGAAGGGATACCGCAGTTAATGAGATTGAATCTAACAAGGCCTCAGAACCGACAAGCAATATACATACAAATGGAGCAGTCGCGGCGGAACCCCAGCCTGATAGTCCCGTTGGGGACAAACAAGCAGATGAGCAACAGCGAACTAGACGAGCTACTCCAGTCCGCAATGGAAAAGCAAGGGATCCCAAAGGAAAAGTTTCACGACATCGTGGAAAAGTCGAACCGAGACTACGAGTACAGGCGAAAGTTGGACGAAGCAAGGAAGGAGCTTCGGATGAGAATCGAGGAGCAGGGGAGATACTCGAATCTTAAATACGGAGGGCTAAAGCCCCCGACCAAACGGCAATAACATTTAATATACGCTCTCCTCTTAGAGCGAGAAACGGAGGAGCACATGGGAGTTAGAACTAGAAGCAGTGTTAGTGGAGGTTCTGCGGGGGCGACACCTTTTGATGTGACGTCAGCCGCTAAGTCGCTATCTGTACCCGCAGGCGAAGCCGCGTATGTCGCAGAGATATATGTACGTGGAAACTCAGTTGTATTCTCACGTGATGGAATAGCCCCCACGACAACAAGGGGCATTCAAGCCGATGCTGGAGATATCATTGTCCTAAATTCAAGAGATGAAGTACGGAAATTTCAGGTCATCAGGGAAACCAGCGGCAATGCAGCAACACTCGATGTTGAATTCTTCACGGATGTGAGTGGATAATGCCAACACACAATGGCCCCGTAATACGTGCTACTGGTGGTGGTAGTACTAACGCAACTACCGTTACTATAACTAATAACAATGCCGAGACTGAAGATAACGTAATCGTTTTTGTCGCTAATGCTGCCACAGCTACCGGAAATGTAGGTCTAGAGTCAGATGCCGACCTTAATTACAATCCCAACACTGGGCTTCTTACGTCCACTGGCTTCGCTGGGGCAATTGACGGTGCCCTTGGAGGGAATACACCAGCCGTAATTACAGGCACAACAGTAGATGCTACCACGGACTTTACTGTAGGTAGCACTGTCATCACGGACAAAGTGGTTACCTTTACCCCTTCCACTGGCGATACGGTTACTATGACATCTGCAACTAATGGAGCGTTCACATTAGTAACTGTGGACACTGATGCAGCAGATGCTAATATACAGATAACCGCAGACGGTAATATACAGATAACCGCAGACGGTACTGTAGATATTGATTCAGCAGGAGTCCTAACATTAGACTCAGGGGCTGCGATTAACATAGAACCTGAGGTAGGGTCTGCTATTCTGCTAGACGGCACTATCAGCATTGACGCTGGGGTAGTAACTGGC